ACGGTCACCGGCCAGGACACCGGCACGCAGTATTTCGAGGTGGCGAGGTTTAACTATGGCCCCGGTGGCAACCCGCCGCCCAACACCTATCTTGACAGCGCCCTCGACACCGCGATCGTCGGTAATCTGACCCTGCCTAGTGCCGGCTGGGAAAACCCGCCGGATAACCTCGACGGCCTTACCGCGCTGCCGGGCGGTATGCTGGTCGGTTGGACCGGCAACACGATCCACTTCTGCGAACCCGATAGACCCCACACCTGGCCGTCGATCTACGATCAGTCGGCCCATTACAACATCATCGCGCTGGCGGTGTGGCAGCAGTACCTGATGATTCTGACGACGGGCTACCCGTCGACCGGGTCTGGCAACTCCCCGTCTAACTTCATCATCGTGCAGTCCCAGGTCCCTGAGCCCTGCGTGTCGCGCGGCTCGGTCGTGACCGACCTGCTGGCGGTTTACTACGCGTCGCAAAACGGTCTGATCCAGATATCGGGCTATGGCATGTCGAACCAGACGCTGCAATTGGTCGACAAGGAGGCGTGGCAGGAACGCTACCACGCCAAGGACATCTACTGCGCCCGGCACCGCTCGCAGTACCTCGCGATCAACGGAACCGGCGCGGGATTTGTCCTCGACTACGCTGACCAAAGATTGGCGTTCGAGGACCTCTCGACCTTCAAGAACGCGGTGAGCGTCTTCAACGATGAGTATTACGGCGACACCTATATCTGCGCCGACAAGAAAATCTACCGCTGGGACGATACGAGCCAGCCCCGTCTGCGGTTCCGCTGGCGCTCGAAGCGGTTCTTCGCTCCCACCCCCATAAGCCTGGGCGCCGTGCAGGTGACGCTCGGCCCCGAAGTGGAAATTCCCCGCACGGGGCAGTTCTCTCCTCCCCCTTTAGACAACGGCGACCCCTCGCTCGCCCTGCCCGACGGCGTCTGGGGCGTGCTGCGCTACTACGCCGGCCCCGACTTCCAACTGATCATGCAGGCCAACCTGACGAAACAGCAGGACCTCTTTCGACTGCCCGCCGGCTTCCGCGCCTTCGACCACCAGATCGAGATCGTCTCGATGGCGAGCGTGTACTCCGTCCAACTTGGGACGACCATGACTGAGCTTAGAGGCGTCTGATGCGGACCCGCACCGCCTTTAACCATGTGCCGTCGCCCAGGCTGTCAAAGCCGCCGGCCTCGGAGTTCGCCGGCGGCGGGCCGGGGGTGCCGGCGCCCAATCCCTTCGCCAGTGTGATCCCCGCCCTGGTGTTTGATGAGACCGGCCAGTTTCGCAATGTCGGCGCGGTTGTGGCCGCGTTGAAAGCAGCCGTCGAGAGCCTGGCAGGACAGCGCGGCGACCCGACCAACCGAGCGGTCATCTTTCAGGACCTCGTCGATTACGGCGTCATGTCGCCTGACGCCATCGTCAGCCCGCACGGCGAGGTCGGTCCGGCCGAGTTCCGCCTGCCCCGCCAACCCAAGCGGCGCAGGGGTTAGTGCCCATGCAGTTTATGCTTGATATTGTGGACGGTTCCGCGATTAATCCCGTAGTACGCTGCAATTGTTTGGTGCGTGCGTGGATCATTGAATATGGCAATTACCTGCTCGGGTGTAGGGCTATCTTTGCGTCGCCTCCTATTAGCGGATTGTTCTTTAGGTGTCGCCCATCGGCAATTGCCCGGTTCGTAGTTGCCGTCATTATCGGGCCAACGATCCAGACTTTTGTCGGGCGGTGCTTCGCCCATATCGGCGAGAAAATTAGTAAAGACGTACCAGCGCTCGCAGACTGTGATGCCGCGCCCACCGTAGTCAGGATAGTCTTTGACGTTGGGGTTGTAACACCGGTTGAACATGCGGTTCCAAGTAGCGTAAGTTTTAGTTATCCGGCCTCGACGCGAGTGCCCATGGGTTGTTCTCGCAATGTTTCGCTGGGCATTTTTCGGAGCTATTACTTCTTTGTGGTAACAGCCACAAGACAGTGTGCGTCCCTCTTTCAGGCTATCTCTACGAACGATCACTTTCTGACCGCAATCGCAAAGGCACAGCCATTTAGTCCTACCCTGCGTTTTATCGCGCTGAAGGATAAGCAGGCGGCCAAATCGCTGACCGGTGATATCAATAAAGGCGGACATGGCGACCTCTCTGAAAGGTTGCTTGTGTCAAGTGGCGGGGCTGGTGTTGGACGCACTAGCCTCGCCGCGATTATGGCATAGGAGGCGGCTATTCTCAATTTTCCAGATTCGCCGTCTATAGGGCAAATATTTAACGGCCATCGGTCGAGTTGGGTCTGGGACGGTGTCAAATGGGACGTCGCCTCAGCGCACCCACGCTACATCGTGGCGTGCTTCGTCCCCGATAAGCTTACTGCCAACCAGAGCTTACTCCTGCACCGGTTCTCCAAGGCGGTTACCTTCCCGATAGATTTCGGCGACTACCTCGGCCATTCGAGCGAGATGCGCGGCGGGCTCGTAGCGACTGCCAGCGTCACCGTCCTGATCCGCCAGGCGACCGAAGCCGCACCTGGGGTCTACACCACGGTAGCGAGCGGCACCGTCGGCGCCGGGCAGCTCCTTGGCACCCTGACGACCTCGGGCGTGCCGCTCAATTTTCTCGAAGGGGACACTTTGGCTATCGTTGGGCCGGCGTCGCCCGACGCCACTTTCGGTGATTTCGCCTGCACGTTGACTGGCTTTGAAAGTAGCATGCCATGACCGGCTTCACCGACCGGGTGTCTCAAGGGATACTCAACCATATCACCGGCAAGTCGGCGATTTTCTCGCTCCCGACGGCCTATATTGGCCTTTTTACCGCTATCGGCACCGACGCTGGCACCGGCTTTACCGAGGTGACTGGCGGGTCCTACGCGCGCAAATCTACCGTCGCGGCCGACTGGGCGGCGGCGTCAGGCTCCGGCCCCAGCACCATCGCCAATTCTACGTCTTTGGCGTTTGTCACCGCGACGGCTGACTGGGGCATCGTCATCGCCTTTGGCCTCTTCGACGCTCTGACGTCAGGCAATCTCCTCGCCTGGGATTTTCTCGGCAACTACCCCTGGCGCCCCGCCACTGTCTCAGCGGCGTCGCCCGGTGTTTTGACCGTGCCGGGGCACGGCTACGCAGCGGCCGACCTGGTGCAGTGGACGATCGAGCATGGCGGTACAAATCCTACATTCAGTGCGAGCAACTTTACTGGTGCTTTGGTGGTTGCTGGCCCTACTACTAATACTTTTACTGTGACCAATGGCGGCACCCCGGTTAATACGTCGGTTGCTGGCAACGGCATGGTCCGCAAGTTCACCGCCCAGGCAATTATCAACGGCGCATCGGCGACGTTCCCACCGGCGTCGTTTGTTATTACGTCGAGCTAGTGCGATGGCGGTGATCTTCACGGAGGGATTCGATAAGTATGGCGGCGTTAACAGCAATACGTCGGTCGTGCTGACGTTGCTGGCGGCAGGCGAATGGACAAGCGCTGCCGGTACCCATACTATTGTAGCCCCGTTGAGTGCCACGGGACAGGCGTATACACTCGGTACGTCTTCGTCACTGGTTAAAACACTGCCGACTAACTATTCGCGATTGATTGGCGGCATTCGTTTTAATAGTCCTCTCGCCGGGGGTAACGCCGCGACACTGATGCAATTTCGTGATGGCGCTACTCCACAATGTTCGATCACCATTGAGCCGACTGGGATTATTAATCTACGAAATGGTACCGTGGCGGGGACGATCTTAGCGTCTTCGGCCGCAGTCGCTGCTAATTCGACTCACTATCTTGAATGGGATATCACCTTCGGTAATTCGGCTGCGTACCAAGTTTGGCTTGATGGCGTGTCGGCGTTTAGCGGCACTGGCGATACGACAGGTACGGCTAATAATTATGCTAACGGGATTGCGATTGCCGTTGGGATTACCGGGAGTCTGACTTTCGACGATCTCTATCTGTTCGACTCGACGAGCAGCACGAACAACGCTGTCCTCCTCACCTCCCCGCGCATCGAGACGACGTTTCCGGCCTCCGACAGCGCGGTGCAGTTTGCGTTTGGCGCGGGGATATTGGGGTCTAGCGTGTCGAAAAGCTCTAATGTAAGTCAGCCTGCTGCAAACGGTCTTTTTCTTCGTTCTTATACACCAGCAGCTTCTGGTACACTAAATTCGATTTCTATCGTGCCTGCTATTACTAATGGTACGATAAATTATCGTGGCGTAGTGTATGCTAATAGCAGCGGCGCGCCAGGTAGTTTGATGTCTTCCGGCACCACTGTGACAGGTTGCACCTCCGGTGTTCCTTCGATATTACCGCTGACGACGCCTCAAAGTCTTACTGCCGGTACGACATATTGGATTGGCTTTATGGTTGATACGGCAGTCAATACTCAATTGCTTGATGGCGGAAATAACACGACCCGATGGACTGCTACGTTTGGGTCTGGCGCGCCTAACCCGCCATCAGGTGGAACAACGACAGTCGCGAATTACCTTTTTTGGGGCAACCTCACCGGCATCGCGGCAAACTACGACGAGGTAAACAACAACCCGCCGGACGGCCAGTATTCCTACGTCTACGACAGCGTCGTGAACCACGAAGACCTCTACGCTTTCGCCCCCCTCTCCTCGCCACCACCCGGCATCGTTCACTGCGTCGCAGTGAAAGCATACGCCCAGAAGTCTGACAGCGGCACCCGCACGGTATCTATGCGCACCAAATCCGGCGCGACCGACAGCGCCGGGTCTCTCGCCGGTCAGGCTTTAGGCACGTCGTTTGGTTGGCTCGCGAGTTATTTTCCGACCGATCCCAACAGCGGTGCGGCCTGGAGTGCGACGACGCTGAACGCCGCGACGAGCGGTTTTAAGATCGACAGTTAATGCCGACCGGCGGGTTTAGCGGGTATGCACCGTCTGTTCGCACTAGCGGCAACGCAAACGCTAATTCAATATTTCTAACGGCGTTGGTAGCGCAGCGTAATGGCTTGGTTACAGCCGTCCTGTTAGACACTCCATCTGCAACGGCTAGTACAACTTTTAAGGCATTGATATACGACAGCGCACACAGTGTGCTGTTAGCGTCGAGTGCTCAAATAACAAGCATCGGCGCTGGGTATAATCGCATACCACTCGCTAATCTTTTAAGTGTTACCGCTGGGACAACATATTACGTGGGGTATGCTTGTTCGACTAGTTTGCCGATATCGGTCAGCGCGAGCACTGGGCCAATATCGTGGTGGGCGAATGGCGGACAGAGCGTCACGACTCCGGCCAATCCTTTAGCAACAGGGAGTTCTAGTGTTGCCTCGTTGATGATTGCACTTGAATTAGATGGCACTGATACGTCGGGCTATGGGTTTAGCGCGGATCAAGCTATTGGTGTTACGCTATCGTCGTTTAATACCGTAGCTACATGTCCAGCAGGTACGGCAAACAGTGGTGCGCGAAGTCTTGTAACGAAAGTATCCGGCACTGGTAAATGGTACGCTGAAATACTTGTAGGAGGTACGCTTGCCGGTCTTCCTGGGATTGGTGTTGGTTCCGCGAATGTAGGAATAACTCAAGGACCGACAGCCGGGTTGGCATATGCTGTTTATTTGTTGTCATCGGGGACTACTTCAAACGGTGTTGCATTAGGTCTTAGTTATGTCTCGGGTGACATAATCGGCATAGCTTATGATGCTGTTAATAATCTTTTATGGTGGAATAAAAATAACGGCTCGTGGTTTGGCGCTAGTTCGACGGCCGGCAACCCAGCGGCAGGTACAGGTGGTTCGGCGTTAACGGCGACGGCATGGCCGATGACGCTAGTGGCTAGCACGGGAGCGGCAGCGGCTACCGTCTTTACATTGCGCGACCGAGCGGGTGCGTTGCAATACACGCCGCCGTCGGGTTTCTCGTCGTGGTCGGCTGCGACGACGATCCCTAACGCGGTTTTGGGTGGCGTCACCCGCGAATCCCTCCTTAGTTCCGATGGCATCGTCTACCTAGGCGGCGTCGCCCGCGAGGCGCTGGTCGCCGGTCTCGGTCTCGACGGCCAGGGCGCTGCCGCCCGCTCGTCGGCGCAAGCTACCCTTGCGATCACCCAGAACTTCGGCGGCAACCAGGCCAACGCCAAGTCGTTCCTCCAGGCTCAGCTCACGATTACCGGCGGGGTTTCCGGCGTCGCCGGCGGCGCGGGCGGCGGCGGCGCGGCGGGGCTGTTCGGCGCCGGCGAGTACGGCCAGGGCGGCCAGTACGACGGCACCGGCGGCTATGGCGGGGCGGGCGATCTCTTTCACACCCCGAGGCAGACTACCCCCAGCACCACCGGCAACACGGGGACTGAATATGACGGCACGAGAGGATCGGGATCTGGCGGCTCTGGTGGATCTTGGGGCGGTAGTGGTCATGGTGGAAATGGCGGGGTTGGCGGACTTTATGGCGGTGGAGGTGGCGGCGGTGGTGCTGGCCTGGCCGGCGGTGGTCTTGGCGCTCTGGGCGGCGAAGGAGTTATCTACCTAGAGTACGACCCCGGCACCGGGCCCGTTGTCATCCTCCTGACGCATAGCTCGACCAGCCCCTTTACTTTTCCACCCGACTGGAACACCTCCAACAACACGGTCCTGATCGTCGGGGCTGGCGGCTGCGGTCACAATGGTGGGCTATCTACCGGCGGCGACGGCGGTGGCGGCGGGAGCGTAGTGGGCGCGGTCAATACGGCGCTCTTTACCCCCGGCCAGGTATTGGCGTTCTCGATCCCGTCGGCCGCCCAGGTCTGCGCCGGCACCGGGGGCAATACAAATCTCGGCATCTACTCAGCGCCGCCGGGCATCAACGGCGACGGTACGACTGGCGGCACGCCTATCGTGCCGATCCCGCCGGTGAGTGGCGGCATCGGTGCGGGCGGCGGCGGGACGGGTGGCGGCGGCGGCCCTGGCGGCGGCGGCCCCGGCGGCGGCGTTGCTACCCTGATCGACGGGCGGATCGAGACCAAGAGCCGGCTTCAGGTAGACGCCAACGTGCAGCTCCTGCCGCCCCGGCAATACGCGGTGAGTGTGCAGACATGGCACTGGTAACCCGGCAGATACTGATCGACGCACCGGCCGCTGGCAGCTGGGTCATGGAGCGGGTCGGCGGCTGGTTTACTATCGGCGTCGACCACAGCTTTGTGACCTGTCACGTCGATCCTACTACGGGTAGTAAGCGCATCCTGGGCGGGGTTGTAACCTGCGAATACCTCGGCAACAGCATGCGCGCCCACATGGCTGCCGACGATCCTCGCTGGTTCTCGCGTGAGCTGGCCTGGTTGGTGTGCGACTACGCCTTTAACCAGTGCGGCTGCGGCAAGCTGGTGACCGGGGTTCGGTCGGACGACATGCGTGTCTTAGAGATGTGCCAGCGCGGCGGCTGGACGCTCGAGACGACGATCGCTGACCTCTACGAGCCCGGCGTCGGCATGACCGTCCTGGCGATGTACTCGTCGAGCTGCCCGTGGCTGGCCTATCAGCCAAGGTATTTTAGGTCTACTATTCCCGTGATCGTATAGATCCTATCTGAAAGTCAAATTCGATGGGTCTCGGCGCCGACGCTCCAAATGCCCCCTCCTACCAGCCGATGCTCGATGCGTCGTTGCAGGCGTTTCACTCCGACCAAGACGCCGCGTCGATGTTTTACGGCCTCGCGCCCGGCCAGTTGCAGTACGGCAACGACCTGACCGCCGCTTCTGGCGAACGCAGCCAAGCCTACTTAAAGATGGCGCAGGACGCGCAGAACTGGGGCCGCCAGCAGTTCAACGATATCTGGCCCTACGCCAAGGACTACCTCTCCTCGCAATCCTCGTTGTCGAAGCTGGCCGGGGAGAATGCCGACGAGTCGATCATTGCGGCGCGCGAGGCGCGCCAGCGGGCGACCGATACCTACAACCGGTATCGCGACGTGTTTATGCCGGCTGAAGATAAATTTGTTCAGTCGGCGTTGGATTATAATTCACCGGCCCGCGCCGATCAGGCGTCGGCGTCGGCGCAGGCCGATGTGCGCACCGCCGCCGACGCGGCGCGGCAGCGCCAGGAACAGGAGCTGCGCGGTCGCGGCCTCGACCCGAGTGACCCGGCTTATGCCGGGGCTAACCGGATCGCCGACATCGCCACGTCGGCGGCGCAAGCCGGCGCCGGGACGCAGGCGCGCGAGCGGTCTTACCTGACCGGTCTCGACCTGGCCGGCAAGGCGGCGTCGATGGGGGCGAACCTGCCGACCCAAGCGCTGCAAGAGTTGCAGCAAGCCACGAGTGGCGCCAGCACCGGGATACAGACGGGGCAAGCCGGCAGCGGCGGCATCACCGGCGCTACCGGCGCCATGACCGCCGGGGTCAATGCCGGCGGCTCGCCGATCGGCTACAGCTACGTCGCCGGCAACCCCTACACGACGTCGGCCGGCCAGCAGCTGGGGTCGGCTAACAGCCTCTATGGCCAAGGCACCTCGGCCCTCGGCAACCTGGCGCCGGTGATCGCCGGTGCGACCGGAGCGCAGAAGGCCGGTGCCGACGAACAACTGGCGTCTTTCGCCGCGACGCAGAAATCTGAGAACGACGCGTGGAGCGGGTTGTTCAAGGCGGCCGGCGGCATCGGGTCGTTCCTGACTTCGCCGGCGACCGGCACTATCGGCGCGTCGATGCTTGGGTTCCTCTCTGACCGCCGGCTGAAGGAAGACATCAAGCCGATCGGCCGGGTCGGCGGGTTGCCGATGTACACCTTCCGCTACAAGGGCAGCCCGGCGCTCCAGGTCGGCTACATGGCCGACGAAGTCGAGCGGGTCGACCCCCGCGCCGTCTTTACCACCCCGTCCGGCTACAAGGCGGTCGACTACACACGGGCGACCCTGAGCGCCTTGGGAGGCTGACGGTATGGCGATCGGCAACATGCTCGCCGGCGTCGGGGGTTTCTTCGAGGGCTGGAAGTCGATGGACGAACTCATCAACTCGCACCAGAAGATGCTGGCGAGGCAGGAAGAAATTGAGGGGTATCAAACCGGTAAAGCCTTAGCGGATCAGGAAGCCAAGGATTTAGAGGAATACCGTAAGACGACTGGGCAGGATTCTTACGGTGGAGGGGGAGATACTGACGCTACTACCGGTAGTAGTACGTCGAAGGTGGTGCCGCCGGGCGCCGAGGTGCCGGAGTATGCCGCCTCGCGTAGCAGCACCAGGCCGTCGGAAGAGATCGCTGGGCTGATCAACAAGGCCGCCGAGAAGTACAAGATAGACCCTGTCGTCCTGACCGGGTTGCTGAGCGTCGAGTCGAGCTTTAACCCGAAAGCCGTCAGTCCGGCAGGGGCGCAGGGTATCGCGCAGTTGATGCCCGGCACGGCTGCGGGTCTGGGCGTTAAGGACCCGTTCGACGTCACTCAAGCAATCCCGGCGGCGGCGCAGTATCTGCGCCAGGGTCTCGACGCGCACGGCGGCGACATCAACAAGGCCCTGATGTATTACCACGGTGGTCCCGACACTCGTCAGTGGGGGCCGATCACCCGCGCCTACCCCGGCGCCGTCCTGGGTCGAGCCCGGCAATTCGGCACGGGTTACGACCCGTCGGCGTACCCGGCGTCAACACCGGCACCCGCCGCCGCGCCGTCGGCTCTTGGCGTTACGACAGATACGCCAGCGGCGCGAGCAGCGGTGCCGCCGGCTACCGGACCGGTCGTCGCAACTGCGGCGATCCCCCCGCCGGAGGCGGCTAACAGGATAACCGTGCCGCCGCCTTCGGCATTGAATGTTTCTCCTGCACCGGCGCCGATACCGCCTCGGGTAACCGGTAAAGGGGTGATGCCCCCTGGCGGTCTCGTTACGCCGGACGATTATGCGAGATATACCGGTAAGACAGCTGGGTCCGGCGGCGGCACCCCACAAATGCCAGGGTACGGCGCCGGCGGCAATAATCCATACAACACCCAGTTACAGCCGACCCAGGAGGCGGCGTTCCGGGCGTGGGTCAAGAACAACAAGGTCAAGTTCAACCCCGACGCCGATATGACCGACTACGACATGCGCGGCTTCTGGAGCGCGATGCAGCAGGGCGACCCTCGGGCGCAGACGTCGCTCAACCCCGACTTGAACGAGGTGCATTACCCCGACTTCTGGAAGACGCCGATCCACAAGACCTTCTCGAACGAAAGCCAATATGCGCCGCCGGGCGCCCCTCGGTGGTCCGACGGGCAGTTGATCAGCAATGACGGCAACGTGCTGGTCGACGAGCGGGCGAACGCGCTTGGAAGGTAAAACCTAATGCCGGCACTCGACGACGATCCCTATAGCCCTTATGACGAGCGAGCGGCTGCAACCCAAGCTGTCGATCAGCTTCTTGCTGAGCAGCGCGCCCGGCAAGCAGTTGCAGCTGGTGAGCGGATACCGTTAGCGGCGCCGCCGGCGCCGCCCCCGCCTACGTCGCCGGACTTACCAGACCCCGCGCAAGCGCGGTCTGCGTTAGGCGTGCTGCCGATGGCGGCGCCTACCCCACCGCCGCAACCGCCGCCGCGCGAGGTTTCGCCGGAGGCGCAGGGACCGATAGATCCGTCGATGGCACGGTCCGCGCTGGGTACCTTGCCGCCGTCGCCTGAGATGCCCACCCCCTTCAGCAATGTCGGGCCGGGGCAGGCGCTAAGCCCCGGCGATATTGCCCGTGCTACGCCTAATTCGGAGGAGATAGTTACCGGCATCGGTAGAGCTGCTAAGCGTGCGGCTGATGCTGTCGGTAACGCCCTTTCGGCCGGGTCTCAGGCTGAGCGCGTCAGTTCGGGGCTTGAGGAACCTAGTGCTACGGTTTCTAGCAGCACGCCGGAAACGGCATCGACGCCGAAACCTGAGCCGCCGCTGATCAAAGCCGACACGACGCCGACGAAAGAGCGGTACGTCGTGAAGGGAGCGACCGGCACCCCCAAGTCGGCGACCGCCGCACCCGAGGCGCCGCCGAACGCGACCCCAAAAGCCAGTATCGACCCGACCTTTCTGGTGCAGCTGGAAAAATCCAACCCGGCACTGCACGACCAGATCGTGCAGGCGGCGACCGCAGCCGGGGTCGGGTCTTGGGACTATGCCAACCTCCTCTACGCCACCAGCAAGCTCGACCCGAACTACAACGAGGGCGGCCGAAAGGGGATGGCCGGGCTGACCGACGCCGACATAGCGAGTTTCAAAAACAGCGCTTACGGGCAGGCTTTCGCCAATGCCGACCCGATGAACCCGGCGACCAACCTGATGATGGGCGCCTTGAAGTTCCGCGAGACGCGCGACGAGTTCGGCCCGCGGACTCCGTCCTCGATCCTCGCCTACCGGGTTGGCGTCGACCGGACCAACGAGCTGTCGCGGCACACGCCGGAGCAGCAGCGCGAGCACCTGCCGCCAGTCGATATGAATTTTGTCCAACAGGCAATCGGCGGCCCCAACGCGAAACCTGGCACCGAGTCGCAGGATAAGCTCACCGATAACGGCACCTATCAGCCGCGCGCCGGCGCCCAGGCAATGGTTGCGTCGGCCCAGGCGGGCGACCCGAGAATTTACTACCGCTACCAGAACGACAATCTGCCGCGCGGCATGACCAGTAACGACGGCTGGCGGTACGCCGAGGGGAAGATGGTCACCGGGTTTATCCGGGCCGGCGACATGGAGGGCGCCCAGAAGGCCCGCGAGATGCTGTTCCAGATGCAGCATGTCGGGGCCAACCAGGCGTTGATGCGCGCCCATAGTCTCTTGGGCGCGGGCGACATGGTGGGTGCGGCGAAGGAGCTGGCGCTGGCCTACTGGGCGACGCCCGACGGCGGGCAGGCGCGGGTCCACGTCACCCCGCAGGGCATCATCGCGCAGCGCTACAACGAGGCGACCGGGCAGCCGGTCGGCGCGCCGATACCGATGGATCAGGCGCGCATCATGAGCTTGATGCAGCTCACCCAAGACCCGATGGCGTACCAGAAGAACGTGCGCGAGGGGGCGAAGCTCAACGCCGAGATCGCGGATAAAGCAGCCGACGTCGAGTACAAAAAGGCGCAGGCGGGGTACCTGAAACAACGCCCCGACATCGAGATGGCGAAGTCGGAGAACGTGCTCGAAGGCCGGATCGCCGAGATCCAGCGCAAGATAGCCGCCGCCGGCGCCGCCGACCCGAAGGCGATGGAGGAATTGCGGCGGCACCTCGACCGGCTCGAACCGCAGTATTGGCCCGAGAAGGACATGGTCGGGATGCCTGCCGAGATATCGGCCCGGCAGGGTCGGGAGACCGACGTCTGGCGGGACCTAAATTTTAACAACCGCAGCATCACGCCCTCTCGGTCAGCGCAGATCGCCAAGGGGCTTTCTACCGGCGAGTACGGTGCCCGACCTTACACCGGGTCGAATAAGGCATTGGCCGGCAGCGGCATGGTTACCGATAAGGCCGGCACGCCGCTTGGCATTGTTCTGTCTCCAACGGCAATGCGGGTACTGGCGCCGTCAAGGCCGGCAGCCGCCCCGGCGTCACCGATTGGCGCCACCCCCGCGCCGCCGAGGTAAGCATGGCCGCTCTCGAAGACGAATCATACGCCACGACCCCGCAGGTTTTCGACCCGGCATCCGCAGCGGTGTCGGTCTCGCCCTCGGCGCTCGAAGGCGAGGATTCCCTCGCCGGCGGCACCGACTACGGGGCGGGCGGGGACGAGACCGCCGCGCCGTCGGCCGAGGAGCTGACCGCGTCTGATTACGCGTTGGCGCGGCGGCCGGTCGGCCGGCCGCGCCTGCGGTCGGAGCGAATGCAGGCGCTGATCGAGCAGACCCGGCAGATGATCGCTGAGCGCGCCGCCGCTGGCGGCGGCGACAGCACCGCTGCACTGCGGGCCGTGTCGTCCGATCCCAGCTTGCTTCAGGAGTATTCTTCTAACCTCGGCGATCCGCTCACGCTGGAAACCACGACGCCAACGCCGGAAAAACCGGGGATCGTCGGTGAGGTCGGGCGCGGCATAGAGCGCGGCGCCGCCTCGATGCTGCACGGTCTTGAAGGGGTGGCCAACGCCGTCGAGCAGAAGCTGGCTGATTGGACCGGCAGTGAGTGGCTGGCGGCCACCGCCAAGAGCGACAAGGCCGCGTTGGCGAAGCGGATGGAGGAAGCGGCCAAGGAGTACGGCGCGACCGTCCCTAGCATTGTGGCTGCCTTTAACGATCCATCAAACGCGCCGCGTTATGTCGCCGGCAAAGTCGGCGAGCTAATTCCGACATTGGCGGGGTATGTGTTCGCCGGTCTGCCGCGCATGGTGGTGTTCGGCGCGATGGAAGGCGCTAATCGTGCATCGGAGGAGAACGACGGCGATCTTGCTGCGACAGTGACGGGGGCGGCGGTCGGGGCAGCGGTTGCCGGTGCACCGGCACCGTTTCTGCACGGCGCTGCCGGTAAGAGCTTTCTCAATAACGTCGGCCGCGCGACCCTCGGTATGCCGCTGGTCACCGTCGGTGCTGAACTGGCTCAGCCGTTGCCGAAGGCGGCGGCGACCGGCACCTACACGCCGCCGTCCGGCGAACAGCTTGCCGAAGCGGCGGCGGGCGGCGTGCTCGCCGGTCCGATGGTTGGAGCTATCGGGTACGTCGCGTCGCGCCGCCGTCCTGCTACACCTGGAGTCACGGAAGAACAAAAGTTGGCGCTCGCCCAGGCGCAGCCGACGCAGGGCGAGCTGCCGCCGGTTCAACCCGGCGGTCATGGCGAGTTGCCATTGCCGACCGACAACCTGCCGCCACCTCGCGACAACGTGCCGCCACCGCAGGACAACCTGCCGCCGCCGCAGGACAACCTGCCCCCGCCGCAAGATAATTTGCCGCCGCCGCAGGACAACCTGCCGCCGCCGCCAAACCGGCCACCGCCGGACGTACCCCTGCCGCCGATACCCGATACGATGGGTGTAGAGACCAACCTGCGCGGCGACCCGACGGCGCCGTCGATGGGCGAAACCTCGGGTCCGCCGCCTCGGGATAGTGCGCCGCCGCCGCGCGCTGCCCCCGTGGTGGGTGAGGATATCGTGCCCGACGATATGGCAGCGCAGACCAATCTCGGACCGGCGGCACCGTTGCCGCGAGTGCCGCTGCGCCCCAGCCCGACCGGGCTTAGAGCGTCGGTAACTAACCCCGAAGATTTCAGCCGGAGCGGCCGCGAGGAGCCCTCGCCCCCGCCCGCGCCGTCGAGCGAACCCGTGCCACCGCCCCGGCCGCAGCCGTTCCCCCCGACCGAGCGCCCGGTAGAGCAGCGACCGACGCGGCCGGAGGATTTTACGGTTGGCACGCCGACACATGTCGAGCCGGACGATCTCGACGCATCCAGGTCTGTCGCCAAGAACGCCGGCGGCGACGTTATTGGGAAAGGGGCTAGCCCCGAGGAAGCCCTAGCGGATGCGCGGGCGCGCAACGGCGAGCCTTACCAACCCGAGAATATAGAACCTGTACAAGAAGCGCCGCCGGCAGCTGCGGGAACAGAGCCGGCGGCGCGAGTTGGTCGCGATACGGTGCCTGAGACACCAGCACAAACGGTAGCGGAGGCGCCGCCTCTCACCAAGGCCGAGGAGGTCAAAGCCAAGGCGGCCGCGACCCGCGCCGATAAGAAGGCCGCCGCCGAGGCGGTCAAAGCGAAGATCGCAGCCGACGCCGAGGCGGCGGCCCAGGCTAAGACCAACACTGTAACAAGTGCTGAGTCAGATCGTTCGCAAAAAAGCCCCACATCCTTCCGCACCGAGCGCGGTAGCACCTACGAGGTGCATGACGACGGCACGACGACCCGCAACAAGTCGCTCCACCCCGAGCACGGCGCCGAGGATGTCGGGCTTAAGCCGCGCAGTGCTAAGACGATCTACGTCAACAGCCATGCCGAGGCGGCTAACCTATCGGGTGCCGGGGTATCTGGCGCTTTCGGGCATCGGCTGGTGCTCGACAACGGCAAGGCGACCTTAGCCTGGAAGACCAGCCCGGACGCTAAGTGGGGCACCCACGCCAATAACCGCGACATCCCGTACACGACCGAGCCGGGGGTCGGTAAGCACCCAGTCGAGATGTGGGGGCCGGTCAAGGACGTACCCGGGGCGGCTGAAGCCTATAGCGGTCAGCACGCCGGCAATCGGATTGTCGAGGTAACAGGGCGTACTGAGAAAGTAGCCCCTACTACGCGTAGTAAGCCTTACGTCACCCCCGGCGAGGCGGCGGATGTAACAAGTCGTCCGACTGAATCGGCCAGGACGCCAGGTAAGTCCACTTCTACCCCGGTGTCGCGCGGCGCCGTCAAAGAGATGGACAAGCTGTCGGGCAAGGGCATGGCGCGCGGCACGCCGCAGCCGCTGCCCGGCGAGCGGGCGCCAGTCGGGACCAATGTCTCGGACCGGATCGCGCCGTACCTGGTCGATAAAGTCCTCAACCGCGAGATGTCGGTGGCCCAGGCGCACGAAGCCTATGGCGTCCAGAAGGAAGTCGGTGAGCCGGGCCGTGGCCCCGGCGCCCCGAGGCAGCATCGCGACCTGGCGTCATACATTCGCGACGCCTTGAAGCGGGCCGACGACCCGAGCATCGAGACGGAGCTGAAGGCGACGCTGGCGGGGATCGCCGAGCAGGCCAAGGGCAAGATCACCCCCAATGTCAGGGCCACGCTGGCGGCCGCGACGAAGCAGCTCGACGCCCTCCTGGCCCACGAACAGAACGTCAAGGCCCGCCGGGCTGAGCACCAAGCGATACTGAACGAGCTGGAAGGCGGCGGCCCTCCCAGCCCGGAGTCGCGATCGCCTGACCGTGCCGGTCAGGCGGCGACGTACAAGGCGGCGCGACCCGAGGTCAACGAGCCGCTGATGCGCCGGCTTGAAGGCGCCGGCGGTAAGCTGCACGGCTATCTCGACGATATCATCAACAGCCAGCTGTCGCGGGCGCTGGTGCCGCAGCACGTCGCGCTGGCTCAGATCCTGAAGCGAATACTGCCCAACCTGGAGGTCGTGAATAAGGACCTCGGGGATCGTGTACTGGGTAAGTACAACCCTACGACCGGCGCCCTCGAACTCAATGCCAAGGCGCTGCGCGACAGACCTTCATTGGGCGCCGTGACGACGCTACTGCACGAAGGTCTGCACGGTGCGACAGTCGACTACGTCCATCGCCTGTTCACGACGCCGGAAGCGGGCCTCTCGACCCGCGAGGTGGCGCACAAGACGGCGCTGCGCGCGATCTCCGACGAGATTTACCGGGTGGTCAACGACCACGGTATCTCGATGACCGAGATGGAGCGGCGGTCGACCGGGTACGCGACGCGCGAGTACGCCGGCGGGGCGCCGCACGAGATTATCACCCAGGTCTTCACTGATCCGGCGGTCCAGCGGGTCCTGTCGCAGACCAAGGCCAGCCCGCAGCTGAAGGCGATGCTCGACAGCGTCGGGCTGGGGTCGCGTGGGGTGTCGTCGCTATGGGACGCCTTCAAGCGCACGATCCGCCAGATATTCGGGCTGCCCGGCAACGACTCGATCCTTGACCACATCTTCCGGCCGCTGGCCGACATCACCGAGATGGGCGGGAATTATCGTGCCGAGGTGGTCAAGGCGCGGGCCGAGACGCTGAAGGCCAATCGCGAGGTCTTGAACACGCCGATCGCCGAGCGCACCGCGCTCAGCCTGGAGAACCTTCGTAAAGCCGGTCGCGAGATACTTTCTAATGTCGGTAGCCCAGCCGGCCGTCGGACATTACGCGGCGCCTTCCATGCCGCGACGCAGGACGCCAACGTCGATTTTATCAAGCCCTACGTCCCGTCGGTAACCGCCCATCGTGAAGCCTGGGAGCGCATCGGCAATACGATTACTCAGGAACGAGTGCGCGACTACACGACCTACACGGAGGACGGCCGCGCCATCGTTGAGCCGCACGCCGACAAGACGGACCGTCTGGTCAACCAGCTGAAGTTTGGCCCGGATGGCGAGGCGGCCCAAGAATTGATGACCGACATTACTTTCGCCAAAGCCGACCTCCTCGATCCGAAAGCCGACAACTCCCACGTTGCTCCGGCGGTGCTCGCCGACCTGAAAGACAGATTTGCTGCTCTCGACCCGTCAGCCAGACAGGCAGTCCGGGAAGCCTTTCAGGTTTACACCGAACGGGACCGGGCCGAGCGCGCGGCAAGGGTGAGGCAAATCTCCGAGGCGGCCTTCCCCGATTTTACCCCTGCCCAGCACGACGACATTGTGGCTCACATGAGCACCGTCGGCGGCATCGCGAATATCATCGACATGGCCGACAGGTCGGCGCTGGCGCAGCGCATAGGCCCGCGCTGGGCCAATAGCGGCGACTTAATTACGCACCTAGCCGAGTCGGAACGCGGCGGGTTCGTTAAGGGCAACTACGCCCCCCTGAACCGGTTCGGCGAGTACGTGGTATCCGCCGGTCAGGTGGGTAAGCCCGACTACGTCGTGCAGATGTTCGAGAAACCGTCAGCCGCCAAGGAGTTCAAGGCGAAGCTGGAGCAGGACCGCAATGACGTGTCGCAGGTGTTTGTTAAGTCTGACCAAAACTTCCGTCAGATGATGGTGCCGGACCAGGCGCTGGGCACGTTCGACCGGGCGATGGAGAAAGCCGGGGTTACTGGGGAACGCGCCTTGGCGTTGCGCGAGCTTTATGCCGGCCAGTTGATTCAGCAGGGGATGCGGCTGGCGTCGCACTCGATGAAACGCGAATACATCGCGGGCGCGTCGAACGAGCAGGCGCGCAACCTGATGATGAATTTTATGGCGCATACGTCCCGCATGGGCCATCTGGCGCACCAGGGCGAGGTCATGCGGACGTACTTCCAGGCCGACAAGGAAGCTCGGATGCTGCACCAGCCGGGGCAAGGGCCGAACCTGGACAAGGACGGCCGCCCGCTGCCGCAGGCCAGCGCCGCCCAGGTGGCTATCGCGCAGGCCGGCGTCGCGGAGATGCGCCGGCGGCTAACCTCCCTCGACGGCGACAACTCGGCCGACCAGATGGGGCGTGGCGTCCGGGCGCTGACGACCATAACCGTCCTCGACGCCTTGGTCCGGCCGGCGCATTTGTTTATGACGCTCGCCGGCACGCACGCCTTCGCCTTGAGCATGATCGGCGGCCGCCACGGCGCGGTCGCATCCACAGTGGCGCTGACCAAAGCCTACGCGCAGCTCACCGGCACGGCGGGCAGAGCCGCCGGGCGCAACGCGATGGCGGTCTACCATCGCGAGCTAAAAGCCGCGAACTGGATGACATCGGAACTATACCGTGCCCGCTTAAAGCAAGCTGGCGACATACGACCCGAGCACGTCGACCTGCTGATCGACGATTTCAACCGGTCCAACATCATCAATCAGACGCACATGAGCGAGGTGCGGCGTATGGCCGGGCCGGACGGCTGGCTGGGCGCCAATGGCCGCTTCAACTATATCGCTCGCGGCTTGGATATCTTCGGCGCCGGCGAGCACGCGCTTGAAAGTGCGATGCGGGTGGGGACCGGCAAGGCGGCGTTCGTCTTGGAGCTGGCGCGCAACGGCGGCGATGTTACCGGGGCGCTGGCCTACGCCAAAAACGTCGCCCGTAAGTCGCTGCCGGACTGGAATTTCTATAACCGCCCGCGCCTGACGACCCGGCAAGGGGCTTTCGGCCAGTTCGGCTCGCTCGTCACACAGTTCAAGTCGTTCGGGATGCACTCTTACGGGGTGCAGGGGAACCTGATCGCGGACGCGTACCGCAAGGGGTCTCCCGCCGAGCGCCGCGAAGCCCTGAAGACCCTGGCCCTGCTCCACTCCAGCCACGCGCTGTTGTGGGGTGGCATCGGCTCGACCCTGTTTGGCGGGGTGCCGATGATGGCCGTGATGGGTATGTACGACTACATGACCGGCAGCGACCGGCCGCACACCAACCGCGAGTGGGAGACCTGGTCGCGTAACTATGTTCACAGCATCTTCGGCAAGACCGTCGCGGATGTCTACCAGTACGGGCTACCGGCAGCAGCCGGTATCAATACGAGCGCGTCCCTGCGGTTTAGTAACCTCGGGGGCGTACCGGAGATACGGAAATACGACGTCGCTGGGTACACGGAGTTCGCGGCGAAGGTGCTGACCGGCGCCGCCGGCGACGTGGTCGAGAAGATGGCCGAGACCGGCACCAAACTTCTGCAAGGCGACACCAGGTGGGAAACCTTCGCCACGTTGTTGCCGCGCATCCTGGAGGACCCGTTCAGGGCATATAAGCTGGGCACCGAGGGGTTGAAGACGGCCAAGGGCGACCGGACTATCGTACCGGCCGATCGGTTCACCACCTTCGACCTTCTCGCTAAAGGCATCGGGTTCAACCCGTCGCGGGTGAGCGATGCACAGCAATCCCGCGCCGTCATCGACCTGTCCGAGAAGACCCGCGAGGACTCCCACGGGCACCTTCTCGACAAACTGGTGCAGAGCAAAGGCGACAAGCAGGCCCTCGCTGAGATCACTCGCTACAACAAAAGCGTGGCGCCGGCTGACCAGATCACCGGGCAGGAAATCCAGCGGCGGTTCAAGGAACAGGCGCGGAGCAATGCGCAGCCCGACCTCTATGGGATGCGGGTGCCTCGCCGCCAGCAGGCGACGGAGTTCGAGCTGACGCGGTTCGCCCGGCCGTGAGGCAGCACCGCACGATACTACCGGTAGTAGACGTCTCGCCGCCCGAGCTGGACCTGTTCGACCTCGACGAGCGGGACCAGCTGCGCAACGAGATTTACTGCGAGGAGCTGGCGGCGGCGATGCTGGCGGCCGAGATGGACCCGAAGAATTTTTTCCGCCTCGCCAAACCCAAACGCCGGGTATTATAGTGTTCCTATATTTTAAGAACCCCGAGGGGGAGGCGCGGGCAGCCGGTCCGATGACCCCCTTAACCTCGTGACGTGAGGCTGCCCGCGCCGAATCGGATGGAGGGGCACGATGCCCAAGGTCGAACGGTTGATCGTCGCCGGCAGCCTGCACCCGCCCAGCCCTGACCGTGGCGTCCTCATTGAGATTTGGGCCTGGATGATCGTTCTGGTCGCGGCCCTGGCGACGCTGGCTTATTGGGGGTCGTGATGAGTGCAGCCATATGGTTCTGGATTTTCTTTGTGATCAGCCTCGTCTTTAGCGGCGGCTGGTACTGGCGCAACCAGACCGTGTTGCAGCCCTATGGGCCGTTCAGTCTGATCTTTTTCATTCTGATTGGTCTCTTGGGCTGGGGGGTGTTTGGTGCGCCGATCCGGTGACCGCGATTGATGGTCTGGTTCGCGACGGAGCGGCTTTCGGACACACCCTCCTGGTGGTGCCCGCCAACCTGGCCGGATCAACTCGCGGCGATGGAGGCTGAGATCATGGGTGAGCCCCCGGGTCGAGGACTGGTCGCGATGAGGTGCGAATCGTGCCTAGGCACCGGCAAGGTGTTGCGCCGCTCCTACCCTGGCAACGAGTTATACCCTTACCCCTGTGAAGTCTGCGGCGGCACCGGCTTCGACCACTGCTGTAGCGGCGACTGCGTTAACGAGGCGCCCGTCCAGGTGCACCCCGCGCTGCGGGTGATCGGCGATCTTACCCCCATCCTCAAGGACCAGAATGGCCAAGGACTACACAAAAAAGCCTGACCGGGTTTTCAAATCGACCCAGGACATCGTGGTGCCGGCCGGCACGGAGTTCTGCCGCGCCCCGTTGGAGCGCGGCGGCACCGACCGAATCGAGGGCATCGTCGCTCTAGGCGATGACGCTTGCGCCTACCTCAACCTGCCCCTGGTCGTGGCGCAAATCGACGCCAAGGAATGGTTTGAGGAAGTGGTCGAGGCGGATGCCTGAAGTCGTTCAGTTCGCCAGTGTCAGCAACGACATCTCGCGCGCCCTGCGCGCCGCTGCCGACCGGGTCGACGCCGGCGAGTATCCCGGTCTCCGATTCGTCGTCGCCGTCTTCGTCGACAGCGACGCCGCGTTTACATCTTACGTTTGGGGGCAAGCGTCTACCCTCGAAGCGATCGGCGCGTTGGCCAGGGCCATGACCAAGGACCTCGCCGACTGCTAGACCGCTGATCGGTCAGTAAGACCGTCAGCCGGGTCCGCTCTCGATCCGATTCGGTCAGCCGCTGTTGCAGGTCGCGTACGACCGACTGCACCTCGGCCAACCGGGCGCGCACCTCGGCCAATAAGACGGTTTCCAGTGCGGAATTGCGGTTTCCCGCCTCGTCTTTTTCTGCGGAAGTGCGCGGCTGGTAAACCCGCGTCAGCTCGGCCGGCTCGATCAGCCAGGCGTTGGTGACGGCGTCTCGGCTCGCCGAGATGTCGCCGCGCCGTATAGCTTTCAGGATAGCCGACTTCGACCGGCCGACCAATTCGCCGGCTTGAACAAGGTTGAGCGACACAGTTTCCTCCCGTCGCGCCGCGTACTGGCGCGTACTGTTCCGGGGGGAACCGGGTTTCCTTGTGCCGCAGGGCGACCCCGCCGTCAATCCGGCGGCGCTAGGCACCCTGGCTCGCCGGGTCGCGGGCCATATGAGGGCAACCAGAACCCGCTTTTCTTCCAGCTGCGCATTCGATGGGGCCACAGGGCGCGCTCGTCGGGCAGCTCACCCTCATATCGAATGCCAAAATTCTTTTTATTCTTAACTACTTCTTCTTTTGGTCTCGCTCGTGGGACAGGCGATACCCGCCCGTGGGACACCGCGCCGCGCGCCAAGAAGCGACGGTCGATCTTGTATTCGTACCCACCGCCGGCGATGCGTCGGCGCGAGGCAAAGCCGTGCTTCGATTGGGTTAGCTCGTCGAGGTGCCGTTGCGCGGTGGATTTCGACAGCTCGGCGATCCGAGCGAACGTCCGCACCGAGAACCAGCAGACGCCGTCGGCCCTGGCGAAGCTGACCATGCGAGCCGCCGAGTCCCGCAGGTACCGGGGCAGGCCGGCGTTACGCTCGAAGGTGTAGAGGACAAACTTAAGCATTCTTCCCCCTTTCGGATCGTGAATCCGCCGGGGGTGGGGACGAGTCCGTCCGATCTCGCAAAAAAGCTCTTGCGAGGTGCGGTAAGACCGGGCATGATCGATCTGCAACACACGATCTCCGGTCTTACCGAGTGATGGCCCGCCTCCCCAGGCGGGCTTTTACTTTTGGGTCAGCTCGTGGCTGTTCCCCCCCAAAGAAAAGCTATCCACAGCGTCGCGCATAATGCAGCGCTCCGCAATAATATTACACGCTAGATTTGGTTTACTCGGCCGGATCGCGCAGCGGCAGCGTAACGACGTTGGTGGCGTCGGGGTTGGGCGTGCCCCAGGAGAGGTGGTGTCGCAGCCCGGGCCGGTTAAGCTGCACTACGTGGTACCAGACCTTGGCGCCAGACGAATAATCTGTGCCGATCCCAAGAATTGCCTGCACCTTCCGTACTGGCCATATCTTATACATCAAACTAAACATCGCCTTCGGTGATAATTTATTTTCGTAACACCACTTCTTAAAGCGATTATTGTCAAACCGCATCTCGCCATCATCTAGTCCGATGTGGATCATAGCCCGCGCGCATTGTGGCCCCGGGCGTTTAATTACTTTGACTCGATCAGACCCAGAGGGTCCTATCTTGGGCCGCCCGACCGGGGTAAAGCTCTGCGTAACCAGTAAGTCGTCGACGCAGTCCGACATAAACCGCTCGAACGTCATACCCAGGTGCTTACCCTCGTCGTCGACCGGGGCGTCGATCTGCCGCTCGATCCGCTGCTCCAGCATCTTGTCGAGCAGGAATCGGTAGATCGCCTTGGTGTCGAGCGGTAGCAGCTTGAGTTCCCTGCTGGCGATATGGGCGCCGGTCACGATCCCCAGGACGGTGGCGACGTGGAACCGCTCGTTGGGGTCGACGACCCGCAGATCGTGCCCTAGCTGCTTGCGCAGCCGGGCGATGAACTCCTTGGTTTTCGGGATGTTCTGCGCCACCCAGGCGGCGAATATCCTGCCGGCGTGGCCGTAATTGCGCTCGACCTGGGCGACCGTGGTCGAGGCCTCCAAGGTCGCGAGGCCGACCGGCTCCATCTGGAACTCAAACAGCCGCAGCGCGCCAGCGTTGGTGTGTGCCCGGTCCTGCTCGATCATCTCGCCGATAGACCGATTCGCCGACAGGATCATTAGGGTCCGCCAGTACCCGACATCGCGCTGCTGGATCGTCGAGTCGAGGCGGGATCGTCCGCGCCCCTGCGTGATGTTGAAGATCATCTCCACCATCGCCGCGATCTGGTCCTTGTTGGCGGCGTGCAGCTCGTCCCAATAGACCGGCATGATCCGCGTCTCGCCGAGGCTGTGCTGCACCGAGTTGGTGGTGTCGCGAATCGCGCTCATGCCGGTGATCGGGTTGGCCCATACAGCGGTACCGACCCGGAACGCGCTAGTCTTGCGCGCACCCGACCGGGCCGACCAGACGCTCATCACCGCGCTCTCGCCGACGAACTCCATCAAGGGTGCCGCGAACGCCGCAGCGACCAGGGCCTGTAGGTCCGGCCGGCCCTTGGTTACGAACTCGGCCGATTCGCGCCACTTCTCGATTGACCCCTTTGGCCGGTAGCTCTCGTTGATCTTGCGGTCACCGGGCTGCGCCGGCCCCTCATTGCCGTCTACCTGATAGACGGTGCCGGCGACGGCGAGGCCGAGATACTCGCCGTCCTCGTCGGTCACCCAACCAAAGGGCGGCGGCGCCTCGACATACATCCGGTTGCGGCGCAGCTCCTCGATCCAGGACATGAGGAGGTCCCCATAATGCGATGTGTTGTATCGGTTTAGGCCGACTCCCTGGCGGATCAGGACCGGGCGCAGCCGGTCGGCGCCGATGGTAATTTCAGCCTCGTTGATCCCGACGTGATGAACCTGGCCCGAGAGCGTGTAGTCGTAGGTCAAGCGGTAGCCGCCGCCGCCATAGTGCAGGAGCTGCACGTCCGACATCACGCCGCTGATCAACTCGCTCCAGTCGTCCTTGACCCACTGCTCGATGGCGTCCTCGGTCTGCCGGTAGTTCGACGGCATCGTGCCCGGTAAGGCGGCGGGTTTACCCAGTGAGTAGGGCGACTTGATCTGGCCCCAATGCGGGCAGTTCGAACACACCCCCGGCCGCTTGCTGTCGACATCAATCGTCGCGCACAAGGGCGCGCCGAAATCTTTGCCCTGCCGCTCGCGCTCGGTCAGGTCCCACTTCGCCTGCGTGTCGGCCGGGCTGTATTTTGCGTGGCCCCGACCGATGCGGTCCGCCGCCTCGCGGTTGCGGCAGGCGTAGGCCAGGTTGGTCATGTCGTGCCACATCGCATACTCGTCGTGCTCGCCTTCCTCGGCGAGAGACTGCGCGACTTGCGGGCACTGGGCGGCGATCTGGTCGAAGTCGTAAGGCGGCGGTTTCTCGACCCCCGCCTTGGCAGCTTTCAGTAACCCGGTGTTAACCCGGAAACCGGCAGGCAGTGTCCCGAGGAACGTACTACCCGTAGTAACAAAGGGTTGCAATATGGACAGGAAGTTTCCTGTTGGATACTCGGGTGGTAACCCGGCGCGCACCGGCGTCATGTCGAGGCACGGCGCGGGCGAGGTTGGCACCTTGCGGTTCCACGTCTCGGGCGGCCGCAAAATGCGGGCGCTGTCGGCCGAGATGCCGATGTCGCCGCGCGCCCCCAATGTCGCGAGCATGTTCTTGAAGGCCCGCGCGTGCGGCAGCCATTGAGCCGCCGGCAAGGCGGTGTCCATCACCCAGTAGAGGTGTACGCCGTACCCCGACCTGATCCACAAGTTTGGTAGCGGCAGCCCGCCGGCCTCGGCTCGGAGCAGCCAGCGGCCTAGCTCTCTGTCGTCGGCCCACACCCGGTCGGGCGACTTGCCGTCGCCCGGCCTGGCGATGTCAGCGTCGTACCAGAAGCACTTGAGTTGCTCGGCGTTAGCCTGGGTTCGTTTACCTTTGAACCGCTGCCGGCCGCTGGTGTCGTAGCCTTGTAGGTCGGCGTCGCGGTAGCTCGCGACGCCTACCCAGACGTCGTAGCTCCGGCTGTACTCGTGCAGAAAACTGACCGCAGCCGCGACTTGCGACTGCGGGAAGAAGCGATGGATGATACCTGACTCGGGCCGCTTGTAGGCGAAGGCGTAGTACCCGCCTGGAGCGACGACGCGGGCCAGGTAGCCCTGCGCGTCGAGCACGGAACGGGGTTAAGCAGCGGTATCGCCCAAGAGATCGTCGAGCGCCGACTCCATGTCCGCGTCGGCCGGCATGACCGGCGGCTTCGGCATCTTCATCGTGGTGGTCTTGGCGACGAACGGCGCCGGCTTTGTCGCACGCGGCGGGGGCGGCGGGATTTCCTCCTCGTCGTCCTCGTCGCCGGGGTCCTGCTGCGGCGCCGGTGACGGTGCCGGCTCCTCGACCGGTGCGGGGGCGTCGGAGGCCCGTAGGTCAAGCCGGCGTGGCGCAGCCTCCTCGACCGGCGAGATGTCGCCGGCACCCAGCATCCGCTCGATCAGCGGGTCGGCGCACAGCCCGCTATTGCCGTCGTCGCCGGTCACGAGGCGTTGCTGGTCCTCATCGAGAAACCCCAGCGCCTCGAAGGTGAGGCGGGGGTAGGCGACCGAGACGTCAAAGCCGATCCGCGTCGCGACGCACTCGAACCCGGCGCCCTTGCGATCTAAAAAATCGCTGTAGTTCGAGAGATTGTTCAGCGACATCGGCGGTATCCGCAGCAGCATCGGGCCGAAGGCGTTGTTCTCCAGGTCGGTCAGCGGCACGACCGCGATGCGGCGGGTGTCCTGGCAATTCTTCGCCCTCTTACCCGCATCGGTGATCCTCGACCCCCACTGGCCCTGCGGGCACGTCGAGCACACCGGGTTCTGCTTCTTCGGCGCCGCCGCGTCGGGTTTGATGCCGTCGGTCGAGTAGCAATCCGGCCCCTCGCTGTCGCCCTCCGAAAACGCCTTCCCAAAATACTGCCGTGAGATCGCCGGGCTGATACCGACGACGACCGCCTCGATACTTGTCAGCGGCTGACCTCGGTCGTCGCGCAGCACGGTCTCCTCCGACCGGAACTTGAGCCGCCAGTTCTTCCCCTTGTACCCCAAGACGGCGAAGCTCGCCTGCACCCCCTGCTTGGCGTTGGAATTGAGCGACGAGCGCCGGTTGCGGGCGAGCGCCGACGGTCCGTGATCCAGGCTGATCAGTTGGCCTGCCATAGAGGTTCCTCCGATAGGGTGGTGAATTTATAGCGTCTATATTTTCAGCTTACGCCTTGCCCGAACGGACTCGCAAGACGGTCGCCTGAGAAATCTCGACGCCGGGGATAGGCCGTTCCATCTCCTCGACAATCTCGACGGCGGCGCTCTTGGCGACCCGCCCTTCGAGGAGTTCCCACATCTGGTTGTCGCGGATGAAATCGAGCGTTCGGGGCCAGTCACGCACCACGACCGAGGTCACGGTCGACTTGAAGCAGGTTCCGACCTCGCACCTGGTCGACTCCAGGCCGTTCCGGTTGAGGTGGTTGAGCATGGCCAGTTCGAGCTGCTCCTTCATCTCAAGGTACGGGGCTAGTTCGGTCTTATGCTGGGCCTCGATGTTACGAAGTTTGGTTCGGAGCTGAAGGTACTTCTCGATCATCTGAGCCGGGGTCATGACCCAGGCTCCCGGCTGGCAATCTCACCGGCACAACCGGCGTAACCGGCGCCGTCGACATAGTCGTCGATGTTGTGCGAGCCCGAGTAGCGGCGGGCGATCTTGAAGGCTTCCAGCATATTGGCGACATCGAGGGCGTCGAGCCAAACCGCGTCGTTCGGCGTCATCGGCCAACCGCTTCGGCGCGACTTGGCTCGGATGATCGCGTTCCAGATGTCGGCGGTGTTCTGGAAGTTGATTGTCTTGTCCCCGTGCGTGACCTGGCGGTCACCACCAACCAGGGCGACGGCATCGGCACAGATTTCGGCTGCGGTCTTCATTGGTCCTCCGAGTAAAAAAGACGGGGCCAAGGTGTAAACCTGGCCCCGTTTATAGGTAACTCGGATGGAACCTGGGCCCGGAAGGCCCAACAACCGAGTTACAAATAGGGGTGGGGGGCTGAAAAGTCAATTACAGCTCCTGCCTGTGGAACAGCTCCAGAAGTAATCCTTGGAAGGAGCTGCGGTCCCGCAGCCGCTGGTACACCGCGCGCTCGACGCCGGTCCCTAAAAGATGCGCGATCAGGGTCTTGGATGTCTGACCAGGCCGCACGATCCGGGCGTTGGCCTGCTCGTAGGTCTCGAAGCTATTGGTCGGGCTGTACCAGATGATCGTGTTGGCGGCGGTCAGGGTCAATCCGTGCGCCATGCAGCCGGGGTGGGCGACGATGCCGCGCAGCTCGTCGTCCTCCTGGAAGGCGCGAAAGATCCGGTTGCGCTGCCCGACCGGGGTCTGGCCGTGCACCACGGCGATCTTCTCGTCGGCGGCCTGGAGGTGGGCCGCGACCCCTTCGAGGGCGTGGGTGAAGGGGACGAAGCAAATAAATTTTCTGGTCGTCTGCTCGACGATCGACAGCAGCGCGTCGAGGCGAGGCTTTACCGGTAGCTTAAACACCCCCTTGGTGTCGGTGTAGATAAAGCCACATGCTACCTGTAGTAACTTCGACTGCAACACCCCCTCGTTGGCGGCCGTGATGGTCTCGCCGTTGTTGGTCTGCATCCGCAGTTTGTCGACCATCAGCTTGTAGGCTTTGGCCGCCGCCGGTTCGAGGTCGATCTTGAAGGTGCGGTAGACCGACGGCGGCAGCTCCATCACGTCTTCCAACGCGTACCGCACCGAGGGCTGCATCTGCTCGTGGATCAAGGCGCCGGCGCCGGCGCGCTTTACCCAGCGGAACGGGCTGACCTGGCGCATCGTGGCGTCCTTGAATCGGGTGAAGCTCCTGGTCGTGCGGTCCGGGGTCAGTAATTTGATCTGCGCCCAGGCATCGGTCGGCGCCTTCGGGGTCGGCGATCCAGTCAAACCCCAGACATACCTAATACCGCTATGGATAATTCGGTTGGCGGCCCGCCACCACTGGGTGCGGCTATTACGAAGGACCGCGAGTTCGTCTATGACGAATATCTGAAAGCCCTTCTGACACAGCTCGTTGCTTATAAGGTCCAACCCGTGATGATTGATGATGTACCATTCCGAATTCTGCGCCAGCGCGTCGAGGCGCTGCTGCTTGGTGCCGTATAGAACCTGTACTTTCGCCCGCGCGTCGAGCCGGAACAGCTCGGCTTCCCACACGGGCCCGAGGGTACTAAGCGGCGCCGTCACCAGCACCGGCCCGACGTCCTCGGTGCGGCGCAGATAGTCGGCGGCCCAGATCGCGCTGCGGGTCTTGCCAGTTCCAAAACTATTAAGGCAATAGGCGCGCGTGCTGTTGGCCAGGAGCCCGGTCGTGGTCCGCTGGATATCCCAGGGCTGCTTGCCCAGCCAGTCGTAGTCGTTCATGCCGTGCCCGCGTCGTCAGATTTAAGGAAACCCTCCAGCAGGTGCGCGCGTTCGCGGGTGCCTTTCGGCGTCGCCGGGATGACACCCGAGCCCAGCGAACCGGGGCTCTGATACGGACGGACAATGTATTCAAAGCCGTGCGGCATGGCTTATCCCGGCGGCCCGGCAGCGAGATCGATGGTCTTCGGCAGCGAGGGGATCATGACGGTCATCGCCGCGCCTCGCTGGCGGCGCGTCTCTCCAGGCAGGCAATAACCTCGGCGATCGCGTCGTTGGTCATCACCAGATCTCGCTC